TCGCCTACTGGTTCTACAAGCAGCACCCCGGCGACAACAAGGGTGCGGCTGTCGTGGCGAACGACCTGGTGCGGGTTGCCGCGTCGGAAGTCATCCACATGTTCGAGCAGAAGCGCCCCGGGCAACTGCGTGGCGTGTCGATCTTGGCCCCCGTGCTGGCCCGACTGCGCAACATTGGCGACTACGAGGACACCACACTGCAACGCCAGAAGCTGGCAAACCTGTGGGTGGGTTTCATTACCCGCACCTTGCCGACGCTCGACCCCAACGACGTGAACACCGGCGCCTTGACCGGCCTGGAACAGGACACCGCCGCCGACGGCTCGGGTCTGATGCCTCTACAGCCTGGGCTGATCCAGGAACTAGAGGACGGCCAGAACTTCAACTTTGCGAACCCACCCGAGGCGGGCACGACGTACAGCGACTACCTGCGCACCAGCCACCTGGGCACAGCCGCCGCGTCGGGCATTCCATACGAACTGTTCTCCGGCGACATCCGGGAAATCAGCGACCGTACCCTGCGCGTTCTCGTCAACGAGTTCCGGCGCTTTGCCGAGCAACGCCAGTGGCAGATCGTGATCCCTCAGTATTGCCAGCGGATCGTTGACTGGTTCGCCCAGTCTGCTGCCGTCAGCGGTCTGATCAGCTTGGAAGAAGTCCCGCTGGTTCGCCGTTGCGAGCACTCACCGCACGGTTGGGCTTATATCCACCCGACACAGGACGTGCAGGGCAAGGCCATGGAGGTCAAGGAAGGATTCCGCAGCCGGTCGAGCGTTATCAGTGAGCGCGGGGACGACCCCGACACGGTGGACGAAGAACGCGCCGCTGACTTCAAGCGAAATGAGGACTACGGCCTCATACCGGCAGGTGCCCAACCGGTGGCGCCGGTGGACACACCTGAAGACGAAGAACCCGACGACGAGCCGACCGCGGCACCAACGCCGACGCCACAACAGCGTCGCGCCACCATGGCTGAGATTGAGCGTATCGAGGCGCAGACTGAGCTACTGCGCGCCCAGGCGCGTGCGGCTGCTGCCAAGCCCGCTCCCACACCTGTTACTGAGAACCAGATCGAATTCCAGTCCCGCATACTCGACTTGCTCGCCTGAGAGGTGAAAGGTGAACGCAAATGAACAAGGACTCATTGCCGCTCTCGCCAAGGCAGTCCAGTTTGCCAAAAGCGAGTTGCAGAAACTGCGCGCAGACTTCACAGACTTGTCCAAACAGGCTGGGCCACCAGGCGCCGACGGCAAGCGAGGTGAACGTGGCGATGTCGGCCCCCGCGGAGAAAACGGGGTTGCCGGTAAGCGAGGTGAGCGTGGCGACCCCGGGCCGCGTGGCCCCGCTGGAAAAGACGGTGCACCCGGCAAGGACGGGGCTGACGGCAAGGATGGCGATGTCGGCCCCATGCCGAAGCACCAGTGGCGCGGCACCGAGCTACGCTTCCAGCAGAGCCAAAAGAAGTGGGGTGCGTGGGTTGACCTCCAGGGTCCGAGCGGCGGTGGCCGCGTTCTACTTAGCGGCGTGGGCGGCTCTGGATTCGACCCCGACTCGCTGCCCCTGGCCGATGAAACGCCCCTGCCGACTGAGGTTATCGTCAAGCAAAACGGAGTTTGGGTCCGAGCTTCGTGGGACTACTTCACCGGATGGGTCGGGGCTCCCGCGCCTACAGGCGTAACCGTGAACGGGGAAACCGTCACAGTCAATGGCGAAACAGTTTTGGTGAATGGAACATAAATGGAACACGTAGTCATACCGGTAGGTGAGCGCCACGCGCCGCATAACTTCGAGTACGATGACGAGGCCGCACGCCTGGCCGCGACCATCACGGACTCCACGCTGATCCACCAGTTGGCTCTCCAGCTGGACGACGGCAGCTACTGGCGCCTGAGCGGAGTGAGCCCTGCTACATGGGAGCCCGTCGGTGCAGCCGGAGGCACACCTGCGTGGGCCGACATCACCGGCAAGCCTACTGAGTTCCCACCGGAAGCGCACACCCACACAATTGCGAACATTACAGGTCTGCAAGACGAACTGGACGCCAAAGAGCCGAGCATCGACAAAGGGCTGGGCGGTTACGCATACTGGGGTTCTGGAGAGTGGACTTTTCGCCTCGAAACCTACATGCAGACCAGCCACGCGGCCAACGCGATCACGGGCGGTGAGATAACGAACTGGAATACCGCCTACGGGTGGGGCAACCATGCCACGGCTGGCTACCAGATGGCGCTGGGTTACACACCCGAGAACGTCGCAAACAAGAGTCTGAACTTGGCTGCGGACTCGGGTAGTGACACCAAGTACCCGAGCGTAAAGGCCGTTTTCGACGCTATCGCCAACGCAGTTACTGGGCTTTTGGAGTTCAAGGGTTCCACAGATGCCTCTGCCAACCCGAACTACCCCGCGGCCCTGAAAGGCGACAGCTACGTGGTGTCAGTCGCGGGCAAGATCGGCGGCGCTTCGGGCGTGGTGGTTGAGGCGGGGGATACATTCTTCGCCACAGCAGACAACGCCGGGGGCACACAGGCGGCGGTTGGCACAAGCTGGACGGTACTCCAGCACAACCTGGCCGGAGCATTGCTCGCAGCCAACAACCTGTCGGATTTGGCGAGTTCTTCCAGCGCCCGAACAAACCTCGGACTTGGAACTCTGGCGACACAGAGCGGTACGTTCAGCGGCACCAGCAGCGGGACGAACACCGGCGACGAGACTGGCGCCCGCATCGCGGCTCTGAACCACGCGGCCAGCGTGAAAAGCGCGTTGGTGGACGCGGACGAGATTACCGGCCAGGACAGCGCTGCATCTTTTGGATTGATCCGCACAACTTGGGCCGACGTAAAGGCTTTTCTGAAGACCTGGTTCGACTCGTTGACCACCACGCTGACCAACAAGCGGATCACACCGCGTGTTCTGTCCGCGGCCAGCTACACGACCGACACCGGAACTTCGCTCAATTGCGACACCTTGGACGAGTTCATTGTCACCGCTCAGGCGGGGGCTTTGAAGTTCAACAACCCTACCGGAACACCGACTGACGGGCAGTGTTTGATAATCGCCGTGACAGGTACAGCCGCCCGAGCGCTGACTTACGACACCCAGTTCGAGGCGTCAACGGTTGCTCTGCCTAGCACAACGGTGACAACGGCTCGGTTGACGATGGGGTTTATCTGGCGTGCGGACACCTCCAAGTGGGTGATCGTGGGGGCAGCATGAGCACCTTGAACCGGATCGTCGCCTTGATGAAAAAGGCCGCAACGCCACCTGTGTATGCGACGTGGAGCACGACAGACAAAGACGCGGGAGTTTTGTTGAGCGGCGGCAACCTGACCGCAACATGCAACACCGGCAGCAGGGGTGTTCGCGCCACCATAGGTAAGAGCACCGGAAAGTGGTACTGGGAAGTTCGCAATAACGCCACTGCGGAAAACGACATCGGAATCGCCACGGCCAGCGCTTCTTTGGCGACATGGTTGGGCGCAGATGCACAAGGCATCGGCTATGATTCCTCAGACGGCAAGCTGTACAAAAACTCAGCTATCGTAGCCAGCTACGGTACCTATGTGCAGAACGACTACATCGGTTTCGCACTTGACTGCGACGCTGGTACCTTGGCTGTGTACAAAAATGGCACGTTACAAGGGACTTACAGCCACGGACTGAGCGGCGTCATCTTCCCGGCGCTTGGCGGTTTCGCGTCCACTGCCTCGGGTATTGCAAATTTCGGAGCGACCGCGTTTGCCTACAGCCCCCCAGGCGGTTTTAATTCCGGCGTTTACAACTGACCGAAATCGCGCCGCAGCCTGATTCCACAACTTGTACCAATAATCCCGGGTTAAATCCGTTAAAAGAGAATCCACGAACATGATCCGGCTCTGCATAACCATCATTCTCTGCCTGCACCTACTCATGCCAATGTTTGTGATGGCCCAAACGACCGTGAAGTCGCCCATAAGCTATTCGCTGCAAGAATACGGGTTTGTGCTAGGTACCGCAATCCTGGGCGGCTTGGCTTCATGGTGGATGCGGGTTCGCAAAGGGGAACTAGCCATGTGGAACGTGAGTGCGCTTATCGGAGAACTTTGTGTCAGTGCTTTCGCTGGTTTGATAGCGTTTTGGCTCTGTGAGTACATGAACCTAAACCCGTTGCTCACGTCCGCAGTTGTCGGAATGAGCGGGCATGCCGGTGCAAAAGGGTTGCTGTGGCTCGAAAGTATTGGCCGTAAGCGCGCGGAAAGAGCTTTCGGAATTGACACCCAAAAGGGCGACCTGTAACCACCAAGGACTACCATGCTGAATTTCACGAACATCCCTGAAGCGGTGGTTGTCACCAGCAACACCGACGCCGTAACCGGACACTTTTCCGTGATCCAGTGTTTGACAGCGACGACTTTCGCCGCTCTTACTGAGTCGAACAAAACCGGACAAGCCATGACTGGCACCGCGTTCCAGGCTGGCACAATCTTGTTCGGGGACTTCACCGGCTACACGCTGACTAGCGGTATGGTGCGAGCCTACAAATGAAGCTCAGTCTTAATCTGGCGCTTGGCGCAATCGCGCTAACCATATCCTCTGCCTATAGCGGGATCACGCCAGCATTTACGGCCAGCGTGACCACGGGGGTGGCGCCATTGTCCGTTTTTATTGACGCCAGCGGCACAACGGCTGGTAGCACATCACATGCCTGGCGGGATTGTCTATACGGGCATGACTCTGGCGATACACTGAGCGGCAATTACACGTATGGCGAACGGGCTGGGCAAAGTAAACAAAAACTCGTGGGCGGCGCCGAGTTTGGCCACGTATACGAAACACCAGGCACATACACTTACACGGGGTCGGTGTGGGACGGCATAGGGTATGTAAAACGCACCATGACAATCGTGGTGCAAGACCCGGACGTGGTGTTTGCAGGCACAAATACGATCTGTTGCTCAATTACCGGCAACTTTGCAGGCGCGCCTGCTGGGGCCAGCCTTCAAACCGTGGCAAATCTGGCCGCAACAATCCCCCTGTTGGCGAGCGGCAAGCGTGTGTTGCTGCAAACAGCGGACACATGGACAACTGCGGCGTCCGGCTTCCTCAATGGAACCAAGGACAACATGGTTTTTGGAGCGTTTGGCGGTGGTCGGGTAACGATCACACTGACCGCGGCGGTAAACTTTTTAACGCTCAACTCTGCCGGTGTGTCGCGCTTGCAAGTGCGCGATATGATTGTTAACGGCAGTTCGTTGGCCGGGCGCGTGGTGCTGGGCACATCGGCCCTGGCGGTTAATGGCGTGCATCTGCACAACATCCACGCCTATGACATCGGCAGTCTGTTCACTGTATCGGGTACGCACCGCACGGACAATTTCTCAATTTCAAACTGCCTACTTGAGCGTGTGAAGGGTGGCGGCGGGTTTGTGGGTGTGTTTGGAGCGGCCACAAACCTAGTTGTCATCGATAGCAAAATTGATGATGCCACGGCTGCAGAGCACAACATGCGCTTTCAGTACATCGGCAAGGGTTTCGTCAACGGCTGCGAATTCCTGAACCCCGCGGCCACCAAACACGCCTTGACGTTGCGGTGCCCCAATTTTGTTACAGGCGCTGGAACGGTAGGCCTGCCCGCTGGTACCTACTCGGAATACGTGACGGTTTCCGATTGCAAATTTGCCAGCAACACCGCACAAATCGTAACGGTGCAACCCCAAGCAACGACCAATGACGAACGGATACGTTACGTTATTCTGGAGCGTAATTACACCTACGCGCTGGGCACAACGGCGTCCACGGGGCTGGTTATAACCGGCTTCTACATCGTGTCGCGCAACAACGTTTACAACCTATCGGCAGGCGCTGCGAATGTCGTTGCCGTCACGACGGCGGCAAACAACAATTTCGTGCCTGACAGTAACGAAAGCTGGAACGATACGTTTTATGTCAGTGGTTCGCACACTGCCGCGCAGGGGTTTACCGGGCTTTCGGGGTCGGCCACGAACAGCAAGTTAAAAAACATGCTGATGTATGCCCCGTCAACCACTACCACGGAGGTTATAGGGGCGACCGCCGTGGCAACCACAACCGGCACGGGAAACACCACCAATGCCAACGCCAAAACCGTCAACCCGCTATTCGTTGGCCCGTTGACTGGCATTGCCGGGTTTGCTTTGGACACGGGTAGCCCATACTCCGCAAGCTCGCTCCTGGACAAGAACTTCAGCGATGCCTTGAACAAAATCCGCGTCAGTAATGGTGGCGCGCACATGCTCGCCAGCAACGCTACCTCGGCCTGGGATTTGTTCGGTGGCTGACTCCGAAATCGTGCCGCAGCAGCTTTTGCAACGACTTCTTCACAATCCCCAGCATTCACAAAGGATTGCGCATGCGCCCCTGCTACACATTCAAAGCCCAAACCGCTGGTAAGCCTGCGGTCTTGGCAATTGACGACGAGATTGGTTTTTGGGGAACCCAAGCCAAAGACTTCCGTTCGTCTTTGGAAACCATCACTGGCGATCTGGACGTTGAAATCAACTCCCCAGGTGGCGACGTGTTCGCAGGCCTGGGCATGTACAACATGCTCCGGTCGTTCGCGGCCTCCGGGAAAAAGGTGACGACTCGCAACACCGGCCTCGCCGCCAGCATTGCCAGCATCATCATGTTGGCCGGTGACAAGCGCGAAATGCCGAAAAACGCATTTGCGATGATCCACTCGCCCATGACCGGCACCTACGGTACCGCCGAAGAACTGCGCGAAACCGCAGATACGGTGGACAAGATCGGTGCTTCCCTGCGGGACATTTACGTGAACCGCATGGGTATGAAGCCTGAGTCTGTGGACGCCATGATGGCGAAGGACACATGGCTCACCGCCGACGAGTGCCTGGAAAACGGTTTTGCGACCGACCTGATCGCGGACGTTGTTGCAACTGCCAAGTTCGATCTGGCACGCGCTGATCTGCCTGCCAATGTGGCGGCGGTATTCAAGGCCAAAGCGCCCGAGCAGACACCTGAAGAAATCCAGGCGGCTGCTGACGCAGAGGCCGCGCGCATTGCCGCAGAAGCTGACGCGGCCAAGGCAGCGTTGAACCCCATCGCCAACCAGATCGCGGCTCGCGCCAAGGAACTGGGTCTGGAAGCCTACAGCGTCAACTTCGCGCTGGCCTTCCAATCACTGGTAGATGCTGAAGTTCGGATGCGCGAGGCCCGAGAAATCGTGGCGTTGTGTGACATCGCCAAGCGTCCTGAAGACGCTGCTGTGCACATCAAGGCCAACAAACCTGTTGCTGAAGTTCGCACGTTGCTGCTGACCGCCCAAGCGGAAGCCGACACGCACACCAGCAGCGTGCCCAAGGATAAGACTAACGCTCAAACTGTGGCTCCCGGCGTTAACTCTAAGGCGATTTGGGAGTCGCACAACAAACAGAAACCCACCAAGAAAGGACGCTAAAAATGTCTGCACTGTATGACTCTCCCAAGCTGGTAGCTTTTGTCCTTTCTGAGGCCAACGGCTGGGGCTCCCGCGAAAACGGCGTTGTGACGCAAGCCGGTACCGAAATCAAATCCGGCACCGTGTTGGCGCAAGTTGACGCTGGTGCTGGCACTTTCGCCATGGACGCGGGTGCCACCGGCAACCCCACCGCTGGCACCATCACCATCGGCGCTGCGGCCATTCCAGGCGTTTACGCTGTGGAGTTCACCGCTGCCACCAAGTTCACGGTTGAAGACCCGAACGGCAAGACCATCGGCACTGGCACACTGGGCTCTGCGTTCAGCAAGGCTGGCGTCGGCGTGACCCTGACTGCTGGTGCAACACCCGCTGTGGCAGGTGACACCGCGACCATCACTGTGGCTGCTGGCACAGGCAAGTACATCGCCTACACCGCGAACGCTGCTGCTGGCCCCGCCGCCGCGATCCTGTACTCCGGTCTGGACGCCGCAACCGGCGATGTCAAGGCTGTTGTGATGACCAACAACTGCGAAGTCAGTCGGAACTTGCTGACTGGCCTGGATGCGACCGCAGAGGCGGCGCTGAAGCTGTTGGGCATCAAGGTGCGCGGCGCGACCAGCCTGCCTTACGTTTCCACCCCGGCTCTGTGAGCCTAACTTACCAGACTCACTAGGAGAAAAACCAAAATGGCAACTCTTGACATTTTCAACGACGACGCATTCAGCTTGTCTCGTCTGTCGCAGACCATCAATGCGCCCACCATCGCCTCACGGCTGTTCTCGCTCAGTTCAATGGTGAACACTGCGGGCTCATGGACAGAGACGCTGATCACTGCCTGGCCGTAATCCGCGCGCGCGCGGCTGATCAGGGGTAGCTTCTTCACCTTGGGGGTGACCTCAAATTTGTTGGCGTAGTAAGGCCCCGTGATCCCTTGGGCTACACCCGCTACTTTTTTGTTCAGGAACACCTCACCGGCGCCGATGAATCCGCGTGCAGTTGCCATTAAATTCTCCTATGCGTCGGCCAGTGTTTCGGCGAACGTCACGTCTACATAAATCACTGCCATCACAATGGCCTTGCCGTCAGATCGCGGGCCGATGTCCCGACCTTCGTAGCTCACCGAGCGAACCCGGCCACCCAAGTTGGTTTTGTTCCCGTTGCCGAAGATCACGCGCTTCAGGTCTTTGATGACCAAGTGGGCCTCGTCATTCGGGTTGTCGGCGTCACATGTCACGTACCCCGCGAAAACATACGATTGGTCGATCCGTATTTCCTCTCGGCCAGTATTGTCGCCTGGCCGGTCGTCACCTTCAATGATCACTGCGCAGGGCACCAGGTCGTCGTCAATCTTGCGCCGACCACGGTAGACGTTCAGGCCGATGTCGGTGTGGTACCCGTCGGCAACTTTGATCTGCGCCAGCAAGCCGGTCAGGTGCTCAGCAATGTCAGAGGCTTTGGTCAAGGTGGTCATTTCAGTTCTTTCAGTAGTTCGCGTTCAGCGTTCAACAGCAATTCTTCTGCGAG